CTTCCCTTGTTAGTGGAACCTAAACTCCTGAAGATACATCCAAGATTCCTAACCCAAACATACTGCCCCGTGGTTGTTTGCATAGGTGAATGTTTTAAGAATTGTATATCCTCATAACATCCATCTGACCCAAAAATACAATTTTGAATTGTAATTTTGTGGCCATTCAGCTCACAACCATCAACAAGAGTTTTTGTCAAAGCTCTTGCATCGCTCATATTAGTAATTAACTCGTCCCAATTAGCATCAATACTTGTTAACATCCCACAAACATTCATAAAAGAACCAATGTGGTTTAACAAGGTTGTGTTAACTGTGCCAGAGCCCTCATAACAAGTGTCAAAATTAATCTTGAAATAATCTTTCTTGTTTTTTGGGCTATGACAATAGACAGGCATTAAACATTGTCTAATTAGAGCCAGTGCACTATCTTTGTTATACTTAGCGTACATGCTTCGTAACAAACCAAAGATCGCAGGACCATTTGAAGCGTCATTTGATGATATGTCGATATTGAATGAAAATCTAGTTCCATCAATATTACCACTAACACACATATCATCAGAGTATATCAAAAAATAGACGTTATTCATGTAATCCATCGCTAAAGTCATGTTATTTAAAGCTAAATCAAACTTGTCCTGGTTTGGTTTAGCATAAATATTAATTATACATGAAACTTTAGAGGATAATGAACCCACTGAAAACCAGTGTTCACCATCCAAATGAGTTTTAATGAATTCAGGAAGTTCGTTAGCTGCCATACAGCCAGCTCCATAGCTAACGAATAATCTTGGGGCTTTTCGTGGTTTCGCGTACTCCCACTTGACATTGCCTTGCACTTCCCTTAACATGAGATCGTCTCTTCTATGTACCAAAGTTTCCGTAACGTATCTTTGTCTTTCCTGCTTCTTAGTGTGAGCTATAGAAGCACTGAGGCATCTAGATTCATATATCTCCATTAACCATGAGTAAGAATCATATGCTTTGCGATAAGCCCAGTCACATGTTTCTTTTCCCTTAGCTACAATAGATCTATAAAATTTAGTAAAAAATCCGGGTTCAACCAGACTTCTTAGATATTTACGTCCCTTTAGCATGATATTCTCCTGACGGGTAAAAACGAATTCATTCTTATGTACAGAATGGTGGTGCTCGGCATTTCCCACTATTAATTCGTCTTCACTTACACGATGAACCCTCAGATCCCTCAACTCTTCCCTTGTGTAATCACTTGAAAAGCACTGATTTGCTTGATTACCCCAAAGTCGACTTTCATAATCTGCGGGTTCTTCCGGAACCAATCCATCATCATCTTTTTCTCTACATCCCAAACATCTTTTCAATGAAACACTCAAATTGTTATCAGTCACATCATAGACAACAAAATCGCGTTCACCCATAAATCGGAAATATACTTCCTTAAATCCGCTTGCCTTTGTTTGGTGCCCCAGATCAACGAAATGAGGATAAATGCCGTTGTCAAAGTCCACATTGGCTCTTCCTTCAGCAGTTATGGAGAAAATTTCCTTGGTTTCATAAACTTGATGGTCGCACTCAATGGCTTTGTAAATCATGGGTTTACCATAACTACTAATGCCAAGTGAACATGCCTTCATTCTGGTGT